AGTTTAATGTAAATGATGTTGCAACAGTTGTAGATGATCTTAAACCTATATATTCACCTCCTGCTGCATCTTGAAATCTTAATTCAGATCTTGTTAAAAAATTAGCTGTGCTTGAAAATACTGCATTCGTTACAGTAGCGTTGACTGCTGTTAAACTTGTAACATTTGCAGTAGTTACGTTTGCTGTTGTAACATTTGCAGTTGTACCTGTTATAGTTCCTGAAACTGTTACGTTAGAAGCAAATACTGTTGAACCTGTAATATTTCCTGAAACTGTTACGTTAGAAGCAAATACTGTTGAACCTGTAATATTTCCTGAAACAGAAACTGTTGTTCCAACATGATTAGCTGCATAAACTGTTCCTGATGCAGTTACGTTAGTAGCAAATACAGTTGAACCTGTAATATTACCAGAAACAGTAACAGTTGTTCCAACATGGTTAGCAGCATAAACTGTTCCTGAAGCAGAAACATTTACTGCAGATACAGTTGTACCATCAAATGTAAAATTAGTTGACCCTGCAAAAGCTCCAGATAAATTATATTGAACGTTAGTAGAAGTTCCACCTGGTGAATTAACTTGATCTGTAAAAGCTGTAGAAACTGAAGTTGTATCAGCATCTACATATAAATATGTTTTAGTTCCTGTTCCAACAGATACAGTTGTAGAACCTCCAGAAGAAATTGTAGCTGTTCCACCTGAATTGTTTACAATAATATAATCTTTATCAATGTTAGGAACTGTAATTGTAATTGTTGTTGCAGATAATGAACCATTTAAAATAATAACTTTGTTTCTTCCTGATTCGTTTGTGTAAGTTGTTGATGATGAATTTGTTGTAAATGCTAAAGTTGTACTTCCTGTTACAGTAAGTGTATAAACACCACTGATAGCACAATCAATATCTTGTAGGTTAACGTTTGTGATTGCACCCCATGTTCCTGAGTTTTCACCTGTTGCCTGAAGATTTAAACCTAAATTACTAAACGTACTTGCCATATTAAACTCTCCTTATCATTTTTCTAAGGTTTTGTCATCATGGTAATTGTACCCATGTTTGACTACTTGATGCATTTATAGTGCTCCAAGTTTGTGTTGTAGTAGCATTTATAGTACTCCATACTTGAGAAGTTGTAGCATTTATAGTGCTCCAAGCTTGTCCAGTAGTTGGATCTATTGCAGACCAAGATTGACCTGTTGTAGGGTCTATTATAACCCAGCCATATACAATAGGACTTCCTGTTCCTATTGTCAATAAACTTCCACTAGGTTGAATAATTTGTTGAGTTTGTATTATTACATCTCCAACACCTATATTTACTTGATTTCCTGTTACAGGAACTCCAATACCTATTCCAACAGTTCCAACATTTATGGATACTGAGTTTCCTGTAGTTGCAAGTATATTATTTGTTATTAAATTAGGATTTCCAATTTCAGTAGAAAGCTGGCTTCCTATTACTTCATAATTAACTTTAGTATTTATAATAGGAGTACCTGTAGATACAGTTACACTTGATCCTATAGCTGTAACTCCTAAACCTAAATTAATTGTAGGTGTTCCTGTAGATAAGGTTACACTTGATCCTGTTGTTGTTACATAAATTCCAGAAGAAGTTGTAACATCTCCTGTAGATAAATTAACTTGGCTACCAGTTACATCAACATAATTTTTACCAATAACATTTGCTGTACCAACAGATACAGTTACATTTGATCCTGTTGCTTCTACAATAGTTGGTAAAGCAATAATAACTGTTCCTGTTGCAACTTGAACAGAAGAACCTGTTGGAGTTATGACTTGATCTAATTTAAATGTAACTGTTCCAGTAAATAAGGTTAATTCATTACCAACAATTGATTCAGTAAATGAATTAGCTCTTACATTTGGATTTTGAACTAAAAATTCTAATAAATTAGTAGATACAGATATATTTTGTTGTGTAGATACAGTTGCATCATTAATTGTTAAAGTTAATTGTTCACCTGTTAAAGTAGCAACTGCTTTACCTGCAATTTGTACTGTTCCTGTAGATATACCAAGTTCTGCTGAAGATAAAACTACGTTAGCCTTAGCTACAATTGCTACATCTCCAGTAGCTATAGTATTTTGATTACCTGTTACAAATATATTTTGATTAGTTACAAAATCTAAAGTTCCAGTAGCTAAAGAAAGAGCACTACCCGTAAATACAACATTAGCTGTTTGACTAGTAGTTACAGTTCCTGTCGATAAATTTAATTGATTACCTGTGGTAGGTATAATAGTTTGATTTATTACAACTACACTTCCAGTATTAATAGTTAATTGTAAAGCTAGGTCAGGTGTAACAGCACTATAAGGACCTGTTCCCCAAGTAGATGCACCCCAAGTTGGTTGAAAAGTTCCACCAACACAAACGGTTACATCAGTAGCTATACCGCCCCAATTAATTGAACCCCAAGTATATTGACCCCAGTAGGTATTTGTAGCCATAATTTTTTATGGCAAAATTACTAAGAGATTCTTAGAACTGCGCTTGTTGAGTTAGCTGCTGGAAACTGAATAGTAAAGTCGCCGTTAGTTGAAGTTTTGCTTCCACCAAAATCTAAAATAACAACTGCGGCTTTAGATTGAGTTGTATTATAAATCAAGCAGCAAGAAGCTGTAATCGTAGCTGTTGAAAAAGTTGCATCCGCAAAATCTACAAATGAAACGTTTTGTGCAACAGTTGATCCTAAATTTGTTAAAGTTGTTCCACCCGCTGTGTAACCAGTTCCTGATGTTTCATTTGTTGTAATGTAATTTGTAGTTCCTGTAGAAAATCCTGACACAGTTGTGTACAAAGATAAATAAAAAGTATTTCCACCTGTAGATGAGAAATTATGTGTTCCTAAGAACAGTTGATTTTTAAAACTATCTGGTACTATATTTGCCATGTTAACTCCTTATTAACCTTGTTGTTGTCCTTGAGGAAGAATACGAACTTCACCATCAAGGTACTCGTCTCTTCTTCTTCTACCAATTTGCTCAACACCAAAGGATTGTTTAGCCTGTTGATATGATTGTTCATATTGAGCTATCATATTATCAGGCCCTTTGATATATTTATATGTTTCTACCAGAGATCCATACAAAAGTAAATCCTGAGCGTATACAGATACATAACTTGTACTTGTAGTACTAGATGTAATAGTAGCAGGTTGTTTATAATATGCAATATTAATTGTATAAGTAGCATCTGGAGTAGGGGCTACAAACCAAGTAGTTTCGTTCCAAGTGGCATAATACTTAGGTTCTGCCCAATAAGTACTAGAATTAGGAGTTGGACTATATTCAGCTAAATAAGAGCTATCTTTTTCTAATAAATTAGAAACAGTTCCACTTCCATTAATCATTTCTACATATCTTATATTTCTAAGTCCTGATGGAACAGAAATAGTAGAAGTTCCTGAAATAGTTACTGCTGAAGCATATAGCTTATAAGCATCAATATTAATTTCTCTGTAAATTCTATTTTCAGTATTTTGAACAATAATAGCAACGGTAGAATCTGATAATCCATTATCAGATAATTCTGCATAGTTTCTAATTTGATCTCTAAGTTCTCCGTAATTCATATTATATAGTCTGTGCTGTTACAGATCCTCCTCCAATAACACCGTCAATTATAGCAGTTCCTGAATAAGCATTAAAGCTATAATTATTAGAATTAATAACTGTAATACTATAACCTGTTGTAGTTGCAAGGACTGCAGTAACAAATCCTGAACTAGAATTAAAATTATTTAAAGCATTTACATTAGAAAATACAACCGTATTTCCTGTTGCTCTTCCATGATTTGGTTGATTAACCTTAATTGTAGAACTTCCAATAGAAATTACAAAAGGGTTTTCTGGTAAAGCAACTGCTGCTGGACCAATACTTACATTAGTTCCTCCAAAAAATCCTGTAGCATTTGCAGTGCTTGGCATATTAAAACTATAATTGTTTGTACTAATAGATGTAATTGTAAAACCTTTTGTTGTAGTTAAAGCTGGAATAGTAAATCCATTAGCTGGTAATACATTTGTAAATACAACAGTGCTTCCTAATTTAGTTCCATGTCCTGGATCAGTAACAACAATTGTTGAACTACCTATTTCAGAATACAAAGGATTAGTTCCTAATATTACAACAACTGCAGGTTCAACTCTATCCGGTCTTGCATTTTGTAAACCTTGAGGATCATTTCCCGGAACTTTAGGTTCTAACTGAGGTTGTTTAGGCTCGTATTCAGAAACGTGCACGAAGGATCCGTTCCATTCGGTAACCATTTCAATATATTTAAATCTTTGTCCTGATCTATCTGATACAGCCCAGGATTTCTTACCCGACGAATACGTTGTCATTATAGACCATCCCCAAAGTAAGTTTTAGGAGAAATGAATAAAGAAGTTCTTTGTCCATCTTCAACTAACGCTCTTTGTAAATCATCTTCATAAAATAATCTTAATTCTTGAGTTCTTTGTGGTGCATGTTTAATACTTAAATAATAAGCCATACCAGAAGTTAAAGCTGGTAAAAATCTGTAAACAACATCTGGTGTATTTGTATAAGCACCTGCATCTTCAATTTTAGCTAAATAATAAAATCTAATTTGAAAATCACTTGGATTAGCTGCATTTGAATAATTTGATCCTGCAGTTAAATATAAAAATATACTTGGGCTATATGTTCTTTGAACATAATACTGAGAAGGTGTTCCTTGTGACAATTTATTAGGTAAAGCTGCATATGCAGATCTATCTATTTTAGTAAGTGAGATATCCACAGGAGAAGCGGGTACTGTGTTATTTCTAACGTAAGCTTCTAATACATCATTAATATCATTAGGATAATTAGCAGTGTCAGCAGCATAATTATATTCTGCTTGTCCTAAAACTAATGGAACTGTTGCAAGTTTTACTTTCCATAAATGAACTCCTCGGTTGTCCCATTCTGATAATAATAAGTTTAATGATCTTCTTGCTGATCTTAGATGATATCCACTTCTACTTCCATCAATACCTATACGTTCATAAGCTTCTTGAAAAAGCTCATCTATATCCAGATTGAATGAAGTAGTTCCGGATGTTGTCATTTTACCTCTACTTGTCTATAAATACAGTGAGAGTCATTCCAGACATTGAAGTTGCACCAATACCGTCTTCGTATAGTACACCATCTTCTGGTAAATATATAGTTTCAGTTCCGCTAGCTCCAACAATAACTGGAATATAATATCCACTAGTACTAGATCCTGAAGTTGTTGCTCCAGAAATTACTGTATTAATAGATGCTACTCCTGTTGATCCTGGAGTTGTAGGTTGTGCCATAATTCCTCTTAGACGAGTTCTGCCTGCAAAGAAAACACCGTTCGCTGTTAATGTGACCGGTTTGACATCACCTTTAAAATTTGCTGCCATTTAAAAAACCTCTATTTGTATTTTATGGGAACCCCGGAGAGTTCCCATAAAAGAATTATCTTAGTTACCTGTTGATCCAGAAACAACACCATCTTGCGCGTTGTCTGAGAATGTCCAAGTAAATACTCCTGTAACAGTACCGTTACCTGCTGTAGCTCCTACGTTTGAATAAACTGTAGCATTAGCAGAAAGACCAGAAGCACTAACGGCAGTTCCGTTAAATACTTTGATACCAGTTGTACCAATAACAATTTCATTTCCGATTGAAGTTGAACCAGCAACGTTAGTTGTTCCTGCTACTGTACCGAAATCAGCTGTAGCTGTTGCAGTTGTACTTCCAGTTGAAATAACTTGGAATGAAAGTGGTATAGCACCTGCTGGTAATACTAAATTTGGTCCAGCGTTTGTTCCACCAGATACTGTATTTCCAATAGCTAATGGTGTAGCCACTGTTGTTGAACAAGTGAATGAAACAACTTGTGATGCAACTAAAATAGCCGGTGTAGTACCGTTCTCTTTATATTGTCCACCGTAAGTTCTTACGATTCCTTGAAATGTTGATCGTGTTCCCATGTTTTTATCCTCCTAAATAATCCGATGCAGTCATTAGGCTTGTCGACTATACGCGTCCACATCAGATGTTATGTATAGTAACTAAAATATAACTTAATTTATTGAATTGCGCAAGAGATCCCTGCATCAAAAATGATGTTTTTTACGATATTTTGTAACTAGTTATTAACTAGCTACTGAAAAATCAGGAGCAGCAGTCTCAACTTTAATTTGTCTGTAAGCAATTTCTGCTTCAGCCATCTTAATTTGATTAATGATAGTACGAATTTCTTCGTCTATCTTAACCATATCCAAAGAGTATTTACCCTCTTGGATGTGAGCTTGTTCCCAATCAAGTTCTAACAGCTTCTTCTTTTTGTAAAGAGCTTGAACGTGATCCATCTACAACCTCCTCATAGGTTATCCAGCATTTTGACTTACTATAAGCCCTGTCGCTATCTTTTAATAATACCCCATTTTGTCCTATTTTGTCAAGGATAGCGTTCTCTATACTTTCTGCACTATCTTCAGCCTCAATATTAAAATCAGCTATATGTCCATAAGCTCTAATTTTAACATTAAACAATTTTTTCATAATTTTTCTTTCTATATTATCATAACAAGGTGGCCGAAGCCACCTTGTTAATAAAGTCTTTACGCTCCTGGAGAACCGTAAATACCTCTAGGGTCTGACCAGCCGAAGCTGTATCTTTCTCTAGCTTTGTATCTTACGTTACCAGTGTCGAAATCACCTTCCATCGATGTTCTGATAGCAGATCTTTCGAAGTATTTCATACCATTTGGTACATCTGTTTTGATAAAGAATGCATCAGAATCAGTTAAGAAGTGGTTGATAGTGTATCCACCAGAAACCATTCCCATGTTTTTGATTGCATTGATATCGTTATCAGTTGTTCCAACTCTACCAGCAGATTTCATTAAACGCTCAGCTGTAAATTGCAATTGCACTGGAACGATTAATTTAATTCCTTGTGCAGCAACTTTTAAGCCACGCTCGTCAGTAAAGTTCGCGATGTCAATCAGCGACTGTTCTAACGATGTTTCGTTTAAGTCAGCGGCAGTAGTTAGTGTATTTTGAAACGTACCTGCGATAGTAGCATGCGTAGTAGAGAATAATGGAGATCCATCACCACCTGGGTAGGAAGTGCTGAAACCATTGTTCAATACGTTAGCAGCTGTTACTTGCTTAGTATTCGCCATAGATCTAGCTAATGCTTTTGTATATCTAGACGCAAGTCTGTCATACAAGTTGTCCTCAATCGC